TGGGAGCCAGCGTGCTAATGGCATCGTGGAGGTCCTCACGGTTGAGGGCCGCGCTGCCGGGCGAGGTGGTATCGTAGGTGTTGGAGAACGACATAACTAATTAGGATTTGCGTTTCGAGAGTTGAGCTGCACGGAGGGCGATGAAGTCGTTGGCGCTTCCTGTTTGTCTGTATCGGCTTTCAATGTCCTTGAGCTGCCGGTCGAAGCGGTTTTCAGGACGCTCCGGGGCAGCCGCCGTGGAGGCGGGGGACGAGGGGGGGTTGAGGGCAACTGCCTTTGACTTGTTGTCGATTGGCAGCTCGCGGCGTCCGTAGATGGAGTTGGCAGCGTGGGCTACCAGATACTCAATCTGCGGGGCAATCTCAGGCACAAGACGCTTGGCCTGCTGTAGGCGGGGGTCATTGACCATCGCCTCATACCGCTTCCTCACGTCGTTGTCTTCGCCATCCAGCCAAGACAGCTCGGTTTTGGCCAAGGTCTTGAACTGCTGTTCCATTCCCTGACGCTGCGCTCGGAGCTGGAGCTCCTTGAACTGCGCCGGGATGTACTTGGTCTGGCGACGACGGGCGTTTCGGAGCATCTCGCGCACCTGCACCTTGGTCCACTCCTTGCCATCTTCCGCTGTGTAAACAACGTCGTTGGGCCCAAAGTCCTCCGCCTTGAAGAGGATGTCCTCCGCCGACTCGACGAAGCTGTCCACCTCTTCCTTCTGTTTCTGAAGGTCTTCGATGGTAGCAATCGACTCGTAGGGGTTATCCTCAACCTTGGCGTCAGGGAGCTGCTGCCGGGCCTGCACAATGGCAGACTCCAGCGCGGCTGCCTTCTCCTCGGCTAGCTTGCGCTTGGCCGTGAGCTCAGCAATCCGCTTGAGCAACCCGCTCTTGCCCTTCTGGGCAAGCTCGGCGATCTCCTCATCCGTGAGGTCCTCAATTTCCTTTGAAAGAACTTCCTTCTGGGGAGCGGCCTCGGCCTTGGGTTCGCCCTCCTGTGAGGGGGTCTCCTTGGCTTCGGGCTCCTTCGGAGGAACCGATTCAGGCTCTTGGGCGGCAGCAGGGGGCTGCTTGCCCGTAAGCTTGGCAATGCGGGAGGACAGGAAGTCCTTATCCGTCATTGGCTTGTTGGTTTCCACGGCAGGTTTAGCGTCCCCCGCGTCGGACGTTACGACTTCTGACATATTTCATCCGCCATCTTTGCGCCTTGGCGACTGCGATGGGGCGGATGCTAGCATAGCTTTTCCGTGCTTGACATAATTGGTCATCCTCCGCCATTTTGCGCCTGCCTCGTAGGAGGCGCCCAATGGTGCAAGGCATAGCATTTCGCCTGCTAGGACGCTAGCGGCCTACCGGATTTCCGGCTCCAACAGCCGGAGAATGGCCAATCGGGGGTGTGGCGAAGATGCGGGTTGGAGCCCCGCTTGGGCATACCTTTATGAGCCCTAAGTCCCTAGAAATCCTTCAGAACAACGAGCACTTCCTTGAGTTTTTGGACTCCCTGCACGCCGCCCGCGAGCATTGGATCGCCAACCTTGAAGACCGGCCCACGGAAATGCTCCAGCAGATCGCTGGGCGCATCTGCACCCTGAACGACATACTGGAGCGGTCCAACTACAAGGTCGCTAAGGAACGCTGGGAAGCGCTCAGGCGCTAAGGCCCTGCGTGCTCACCTCGCCCATCTGGGCGGGAGCCGTACCAATCCGCCCAATCTGGGCGTTCTGCATCTGCTGCATCTGGAATTGGTACTGCTGCATGTACTTGTTGAGCCGGTCTTGGAACGGCTTGTCCTGCTGGAAGCGTTGACCAACGTCCGGCTGCTGCAAATACTGCTGGATGGTTTGCATCGCCACCTGAGCGCCATTCGGACGGGCCCCCACCTCGATGCCAGCGTAAATCTTAGACAGGTCGTCAGTCACTTGCTTGACGATCTGCTGCTGGGCCTCCTCGGCAGGCTGGAGAACGGCATCGGCCAGCACCGGATTGACGGCTGAGGCCATCACTTCCAGCATCCGGTCCATATTGATGCGGCCATTCCGGTCAAATTGGACCAAGCTCACAAACTGATTGAGCTGGGTTTCGAGGTTTTCGGGGTCGGCAGCCAGCACATCGTAGTTGACCACGATGTCGAAGTTCTCATTCGGGTCGCCACGGCTGAAGCGCTGGGGATCGGACACGCCCGTGACGCGGAAGAACACCTGCTCAGGGCCAAAACGCTGGTAGCACTTGAAGGCCAGCCGGATGACATCCCGAACGTGGTGCAAAAACTTGTCCACGAAGTGCTGCTGACGGATGCGGGACATCGGATTCTCGTGATCCAAGCCCATCATCGTGTTCGCCTGCTGGAGCATCGTCTGTTCCAGCTCCACGCTGCCCGGGTTGTACGGGGGCGTAGGCCCAAACTGAATCTCACCCATCCTCCGGTAGGGGATGCGGGCCGCCGGGCCGTAGTCCGTGGGCGGCTGACCCGTCACGGGGTAGAGCAGGGGCGGGATGGTCGCCATACTGTTGCGGTCGGAACGGCTGTCCCGCTCGCCCTTGATGGCCCATTGCAGGCCACGCAGCATCTCTGGCACCGTCGCCAGCTCGTACAGGCGCTTGTTGTCCTCAAACAGCTTGGTGACGACGAAGGGGTAGTCGTCGTAGCCGTTCAGGAGCTCAAACTTGGCATACTTGGGCTCGCCATCCCGGCCCGTCCACTTCTGGTTGAACACCGTGCAGTAGATGCCCTGCGAGCCATCCTCCCGCTTCACCATCCGCTGATAGGCGTAGATGACCTCGTACAGCTCGTTGGTCATCTGCTGGGCCGAGCGATTGGTCTCCGTGTTGGTACGGGGGTCGGTGAGGTCGATGGAGACGGGCTGCTGGGCCAGCACGTTGTCCACCCAGTCGGAGTCCCAGCCCTCCGTCGCCACCTTGTTCTCAAGCTGCTGGGCCGACATCAGGACGCGCAGGAAGCAATACGGCGCCTTCTGGTAGTCGGTGGTGTAGGCCGGGAAGAACACGTCCCCGTCAGGGGCTAGGGCCGTCACCAAGGGGCCATTCACCGACTGGCGCACCACGGACAGTTCCGTCGTGCCCGTCTTCCGCAGCTCCTTCACCGCCACCTTGGCCTGCTTCTCCGTCACGCCCTTGAACTGCTGGGTGAGCAGGATGGCAATCTGGTCGTCGGCCTTGCCATCAATGATGAGGCTGGCCAAGTCGGGGCTGGCCTGAGCAATCTGCGCCAGCTCCACCCGCTGACGGAACGTGCGGTCCTCCTTCTGCCACCCCACGTAGCTCACCATAATGCCACGTTCAAAGAGGTAGTTGGCACCCAGCTCCATCTGACGCTTAAAGTCAGGGATGTACGCCGCCACCATCCACTTCAGGAAGGCCGAGGTGACACGGGCCCGCTGGAGGTCGCCCAACTCTACCGGGTAGGCTCGGATGTTTGCCCGCGACAGCGCCGACATACACAGCGCAACGTAAGTGTTGATAAACTGGTCAATGAGCGGCACCTCCGTGTCCGAGGCTCCTTCAAATGGGAAGGCGTCCGGGCCCCACTTCCGCAGGTCTTTTGCCTTGTTCGGCCAGATGTTGCGTCGGTAGTCATAGCTGTCGCGGGTGGACGACAGATACCACGCCAAATCGTTCACCGTGCGGTCGTAGGCATTCTTGAGCGCAAGCACGTCGGGCTTGGCGCTTACATACGTCAAGGCCTCTTGAGTGTCATTTTCCATAGGAATACCTGCGCTTAATGTCTACGATGATGCGATTTGAGAAACCCTTGCCCACCCCAAGCTTGTCGCCCAGCCGCTCAGGAGAGACGGGCTGGTAGCAGGCTGACAACGCTCGCGTCAGGATTTCAAAGCCGAGCAGGCGATCCACCTGCTCAGCCTGCCACTCAGGGCAAAGTGACAGGTCACTTTCCTCCGAGGGCTTCGTGCCGGTAGGTTTTGCCGCCATTGGCGTCTTCGATGACATCTACGTTGATTAGCTTGCCCACCAGCCTATCACACCAGCTCGGTTTGACGGCCACCAACACCTTGTCGCCCAAGCCCTTCTCAGGGATGCAATACAGCCAATGCGGGTTGGGGGCAGCCTTCAGGGCCCGCATCACCACGCGCTTGGGCACAGCCAAGGGCACGGCCACGGCAAGGCGCACCTTGTCGGCACCCTCCTCCGTGAAGTATTGCCGCCCACCAACCAGCTTCCAATCGTTCTCGGACAGCTTCTCGTCCCTGATCTTCGCTAGCTGAAAGCGGGTAATGCCCAGCTCGTCGGCCAAGCTGGCGAATGGAATGTCAGTAGTAGGCATTTTTAGGTCTGGTAGTGGTCATCTGACCGGGGGCTATGTAACGAATGTCGGCCACGGCGGCGTAGCGGAGAACGTCAATCGGGTCCTTCCACGCCTCATCCAACCCGCCTTCCGCCGTGTACTCCTGAAAGGCTTGGATGATGTTCTCGCAGCGGTC